GAGATTTATTGAGAAACCACGAATTGAGCTAGATGAGGTAGCTGCTGAAATGATACGAGAGTTATTACTGAACTCGATCGTAGATTTGTTTGCTGCTTTACAACCGGGTTGAAGCCAGAACGGTAGATTCTCCATCATCAGAGTAATACGACCAACCATCTCTCTAGCGGTACTACCTTTGTTAGCTAATATTGCTACGGTCTGATTGCCGTGAAACAGGGCATACCACAGGAGATACGCAAGTGAGCTAATTGACTTTCCCGACTGACGACAGGCAAGTACAACGGAAAATCTGTTAGAATTGAAATGATCGACCATTTCCTTCTGATAAGGATATAGCTCAAAGTTAACCAAACCCCTGTCTAGGTTGATTACTTTGATATACGTTTCCATAAAATACTGAGGAGAGTGCATGCACTTAGCATACTCTTTGATCTGTTCCTCTGTATATTTTACCTCGGCGCCATCCCTTTTAATATGGACGTTGCCACGATAAGTTAAATTCTCATCAATCATGATTTATAATTTTTTGCTGAGCATCAATTAGCATTTTCTGAAGGTCAGCGGTCGATCCAACAAAGACCGTATTATTGGTTACACTAGGAGGTGAAGTGGAAGCGGGATTTTCTGTTTTATCCTTTCCAAACCTCTTGCCGTTCTGTAACTCTTCCCGGTCTTTTTGTAGGGACATTAGCTTATCTGTCACATCCGCTATATCTTTCATGATTCTAGATAGTACTTCATAAGCCCTTGGGTGTTCGCTCTCGCGCGCAACATTAGCCATGAGTTCATAGTTTTCTTTATGACTTTCTAGAAGGTCTTTATACATCTTACGACTAAATTCGTAATCGTCAGCGATATCAATTTGATGTCTTTTTTCAGGTGGTAAAGCTAACTTTTTGGTCTCTTTCCTATCCTCGAGATTTTTATCCAACGATGACACCATCTTAAATTTTTTATATTCGTCCATCTTGCGCTCTCACTATGTCTGTAGGGAAGAATCCGTAATAGTCAATTGATCATTTAAAGAAAGTTGTAAGGTGAGCTCTACTGGTTTAGGCTCATCGGATTCAATAGTGATTAAGTAAATAACCCCAGTAGCTCCACTGATAAGTCCAGTAACAGTCGTTCCAATCAAAGGTGATTTACGCATAGGGTTACCTATAACACCCTCGGGTTGATCTGATAGAACCTGACCAATAATCTTCCCGCTCACCGATAACGATTCACCCTTTATAAACGCACCCGACTTATCCGATAAACCCATATAGAACTGATAGCTTGCCGGTACATCAAATATATATCCGGTAGTTGTGTAGTCATTAGGATCTGGTACATCTGGTGGATCATAATCGACAACTTCCGCAAAAGACTCTAAAAAGGTTTGAGGGTTATTCGCAACGTCCCAGAAGTCTATATGAGCCTGATGAATGACCGGTACATTATTATCGCTAATTGCCCCATAATATCGAGCCTTAATGGAAAAGGTTAAGGTGTGCATTATAACACGACGAGCAATATAATCGCTTTCATAATCATCTGAAAGAGAAACCCCGTCTAAGACGATCGGCATATCTGCCGTATCATGCGGAGTCCATTTAACACTTACGTTATACTCAGGATGAAAGGTTGGTAGGATCTGCTCTAATATCTGTAAACCGTCATCCTGGGCTTTAGCTAAAATATTCACTTCGAAGGTAAGGATGTATGGGACATATCCGGCAGACTTACTTACACTATTATCTGGGTTTCTAACTAGCTTATCATTGAAACGACTAACTTTAGAAGTAGGGTCATAGGATAATGAGGTAACCTCAAATGAAATCCGCGGCAACTTTATCGCCATAGCTGGATCGGTTAGATCAGGTCTTTCATCGATGCGGGATAGAAATTTCTGTGCAGGACCATAAGCCAATGGCACTTTCTCAACATTCAAGGCATTACCCGCTCGATCTCTGCGAATAACCTTGATATCATCAAAGAGCGAACCAAACACAGCTACTACCTTACGCGTGGTTGCGTGATAGAAATGTTTGCCGCTTATAAATCCTGCCATCTATTATTCTCCGAACGGATTAGATTCTGACCAATCGATTATATCATTTGCTTCGGTTTGGATCTCGGTATTTTTAGCATACGGATCATTTGCAAACGCATCCAGTCCTGATACACTCATAATACTGGTTGGGTATTCTCCAACTATAGCATCAGAATTTTGGTTAGGACTTATCCTAAACTCGTGGTACTGACTATCGCTAGTTTCAATATCGCCTATATACATCTTAGTATCTATACCATCTACGAATGATAGGATCTCAGCTGATATAATGACTCCATCATCTAACGTCTGAGAAATAGTTTGCCCTATCGTAAATCCGCTAGTTGCGATTTCCAGAATGTATTTGTAGGTTGAGATACTTTCGAACTGATCAACTGCTCCGATACCGGTATCAATATCTTCGCCACTGTATTCAAATAATCGGCATTGTAATTTGTAAACAGGCAGATTAGATAACTGAAAGAAAGGTTCTTGATGTTCTACGTGGCTAATCTCAAATAAGGAATTACCTAATGGGATATAGATCAAATCCCCTTCATTAGGTCTAATTAGATCTACCTGTTCGCCTACGTATCTATTCCAGGTACGTTTAGCGCTAATAAAGGTAATCTCATCACGGATCTCTAGACCAAATTTCTGGAAGAGATCACCTTCCCCTCCGAACCCTTCTACGTTCTCGATATACATAGGAAGCTCGAGCGCTTGCTCGAATTTAGATTCCTTGTCCTCATTAAGAACCCAATCCCGATCTACTATAGTACGTGGGATGTAGTATATATTTTGACCGTAAATAGAAATAGATTCTATGATAATATCTTCGAAAAGTTCTGCTTCAGATTTTACCTTATCACTAAAGTATACACTCTTTGCACCTGATACAGCCATCAATGGTTACCGCCTTTGTGGATAGTCATGTGATTATCCACTGATAAAATCTATGGGTAGCTCCCAAGTATTCCGGAGCTCTTCGTATAGTTGTTCTATATCACCGGTGGCTTCATCGTAGATCTGTTGAGAGTTGACTGTAACGCCACCCGGTAATTGCATGCCCTCAAACTTCTTAAGGTTTAAGCCCCATTGTTGTTTGATCAACTGGGTTGCATATTTTTTAAGCCATAAATCGTTATAAACTGCGTTAGGATCAATAAGGACAAATGCCTCAACGATTACATAATCACCCTCGTTGATATCAGTACCCCAACGCTTATCTAGATATAAACGTTTTTCGTGTTTATTATAACGTACGTGTTCTTCCCCATCGAGGATTTTGTCCATAAAATTAAGGAACTGTTTAGTCATTACGTAGTTCGTTAAACTACCACCCATTGCACTCCGGAGATCGAAGATATCATTTAGGTGCATCTGATACTCAATGCTAAACATATTGGAGGTGTTATTTTCGTTTAATCTTAGAACTCGTTTCATGTGAACGATCGAATCAGCAACCCCACTTGTACCATTTAGGGATAGATCTAGATATTCATTATCGATATCGTCTGCGGTGACCTGCACCTTAAGATAGGCACGTTTAACCGCGTCTGAATGGAAGTCTTGATAAACTTGTAGCGCATCATCGATCCGATCTTCGACCTGATCTTCGTCAACGTTGATCTCAATAACGGGTGCGCCCAATCGGCGCAGAGCGTAATCAATGAGGGCTTGTCTTGTTGTAATCGCCATATATTAGAGACCTAAGTTAATTGCTTTGCTTATTTCCCTATTTATGACTATTAGTACTTCTGCAAAGTGGCCAAGGTACCGCCAGCTGAGTCCAGAACATAGAATTGAGCGGGTCGAGATGTAATCGAGGTCCACGCGTGGGTGTGACTGGATGCGGCATAATCAGTTCCAGATACGAAGTTGCCAGCGTGATAAACTACGTCGCCATTAACATACATCCCGCTACTCACACCACCAGTAAGTTCAAAGTTTGTATTTGCTTCGGTTGATGATACGTGTAACCCAATACCACCAGAACCTGAGTTAGCACCGTCTGAATGTTTTGCATCTAAATAAATCCGTTGAGCGCCTAAACTGGCTTGGTCTGTAAATTCAATACCAACGCCTGCGGCATTTGTCGTTCCACTGGCAATGAATAGTGGACGAGCAACGCCCGTAGCTGAAATGACTGTTGCGCCAGAGATCGTGCCACCAGTAAGATCTAACTTCAAGTCAAGTGCAGTCTGTTGTGCTGTTGATACTGGTTTGTCTGCATCGCTTGTGTTATCTACATTGCTCAATCCTACTTGAGCTTTAGTGACTGAATGGGGATTATCTGTATCAGCGATATGATTATCTTGATTCGTACCAT